GTTATAATAGGCTTTGAGCCGTTTTTAAGGGTTATTATATATGATTACTATTACTGATTCCGCTAAACGATATCTCAATTCAGTCAGAGGTGATGACTACGTTACTCTTTCTGTAAAGGGTGGTGGTTGTGCTGGTATGCAGTATGTATGGGGCTTTTCAAAACATTATCCAGATGTAGAATGGTCTAATCCTATTGATGATTGTCTTTTGGTGGATCCTCTAGCAGAATTATATATATTAGGAAGTGAGATTGATTATGTAAATGAACTTGGTGGTTCTTTTCTTAAGGTGAATAATCCATCATCTACTTCTAGCTGTGGGTGTGGTGAATCTTTCGGAGTGTAATGTGAAGATTGAAGAAATTATATCTATGTGGCAAGGTGATGCCAAGATTGACGAGACGGAATTATCTCGTGAAAGTCTGAATATACCAATTCTACACGGTAAATATTTAAAACATTTTTCTGATGAGAGGCTGAAACTTCGTGCTCTCAAAATGAAACATAAAATACTACAGCAAAGACTTATGGACTATTATAGAGGTGATCTGAATAATCCGGAAGATCTTGCTGAATTGGGTCGTGAGCCATATCCATTTAAGAGACTTAAACAGGAGGTTTCTTATTATGTGGATACAGACAAAGAGATGGTTCAACTCAATACAAAGATCGCATATCAGCAAGAGGTTGTTGATGTGTTAGAAGAAATACTTAAATCAGTAAATACTAGAAACTTTTTGATTAAAAATAGCATCGATTTTTTGAAATTTACGGGTGGTCAGTGATGCTTTATATTATGGACAAAATAACAATGAGAACAAATGTCCAAAGCAGCATGGAGTACTTCGAATTTATTATTAGAACAGAATGATATATGTGGAAATACCTTGATTATTTCGAAGGCAAATGAAGTATATATGAAAGTGGATGCAGAGCCTGTGATTCGACAGGAACTGTCCGATTATTTTACGTTTACTGTACCGGGTGCAAAGTTTATGCCTTCGTATCGTAATCGTATGTGGGATGGTAAAATACGTCTCTATAACGTGATGACTAAGGAATTATACCTTGGTTTATTACCGTATGTGCAACATTTTGCCGACGAGCGTGAATATGAAGTGGAAGTTGAAAATGATATTGATTTACAAGAATCGTTTTCACTCGAAGAAGCAAACGAATTTATCACCACCTTGCAAACCAAATTTACCCCTCGCGATTATCAAACGGAGTCTTTTGCTCATTGTATTAGGAATAATCGGAGTTTACTTGTTTCACCTACAGCTTCGGGTAAGTCTTTTATTATATGGCTTTTAACTCAGTGGTATGGTGATAGCAAAACACTTCTGATTGTTCCGACAACATCTCTCGTACATCAAATGAGATCAGATTTTATTGAATATGGTTCAAATGAGAATGATATTCATATTATCATGAGCGGTCAGGAAAAGATGACCGATGCCCGCGTCGTAGTCTCAACATGGCAATCAATTTATAAATTACGCAAGGATTGGTTCGCACAATATGATTTGGTCATTGGCGATGAATGCCATTTGTTTAAGGCAAAGTCACTTACCTCGATTATGACTAAACTTCTTGATTGTAAATATCGGTTTGGTTTTACGGGTACCTTGGATGGTACACAAACTCATAAATTGGTTTTGGAAGGTTTATTTGGTAAGGTAAAACAGTTTGTAAAAACCAGAGAACTGATTGATCAAAATCATCTTGCTAATTTTAAGATCAAGGCATTAGTACTAAAATATACTGATGAGGAAAAGAAACTTGTCAGTAAAATGAACTATCAGGATGAGATAGATTTTATCGTCACCAATCCACGAAGAAATAAATTTATTAAAAATCTAACATTATCACTGAACGGAAATACACTTTTACTCTTTCAATATGTTGACAAACACGGTAGAGTATTGTATGATAATATATCCAAATTGGTAAATAGTAATAGAAAAGTATTCTTTGTTTATGGAGGAACAGATGCAGAGACCAGGGAGCAGATCCGCGCTATTACCGAGAAGGAAAAAGACGCAATTATTATTGCTTCATATGGTACGTTTAGTACTGGCATTAATATTCGCAACCTTCATAACATTATTTTTGCTTCTCCCACTAAGTCTCGTATTCGTAATCTTCAGTCTATTGGCAGAGGGTTGCGAAAAGGTGAGTCAAAAGATAAAGCAGTTTTGTTCGACATCGCAGATGACATCCGATGGAAAAAGAAAGTAAATTATACACTTAATCATTTTGCTGAACGAATTAAAATATACAATGACGAGGAATTCGAATATAAAATCTATAATATTAATTTATAGAGAAAGGGTTTACTTATGAAGCCAGATGTGTTATATTTTAAGTTAGTTACAGGAGAACATATCATCTCTATTATTGATGGTATGGATCAAGAATATATTTTATTGCACAAACCTTTACAATTATTTTTGCAAAATACCATGGGCGGTGCATCAGTAAGAGTGGCAAAATGGATTCCGTTTACAGATGAAAATGATTTTCCTTTACAGGTTCGACACGTTCTCATGAAGGCTAATCCTACAAAGGATATTTTGGATTATTATTTTAATGCTTTGGATAAGTTAAACGAAGTAGAAGATACCGAAAAGGAAACACAGGATTTTTTAGAAAAAGATGAAGAGGAAATAACTCTGGCTATGTTTGAAAAGTTTTCTAATACTAGTATAATGGTGCACTAATGGCTAAAACAAAAAAATCAAAACAGCACTATGTAAATAACAAGGAATTTCTTGCGGCTATGGTTGAATACCGTGAGAAGGTAGCTATCGCTGAAGGTAAGGGAAAGGAACGACCTCCCGTAACACCATATATTGGTGAATGTCTTATGAAGATTGCAGTGCATTTATCACATAAGCCAAATTTTATTAATTACACCTTTAAGGAAGAAATGATTTCAGACGGTATTGAAAACTGTCTGCAATATATTGATAATTTTAATCCCGAAAAATCCCAGAATCCATTTGCCTATTTTACACAGATTATTTACTATGCATTTCTCCGTCGTATCCAAAAGGAAAAGAAGCACCTTTATACCAAATATAAACTGATGGGTGAAATGGAGGTCATGAATCTTACCAGTGATAATCAGGATCATGATTCATCTGATTATACACCAGCTGGTAAGGCAAATGAGTGGAGTCGTGAACACGTTGGTGAATTTATTGAAAGTTTTGAAGAAACCAAGCGCCGGAAAAAGAATAGAAATACAACGGCTATTGATGTTTTAATTAATGATGAGTGATTAATGAAGGCGGCCATAATTACAGATACACATTTTGGTGTAAGAAACGATAGTCAAACCTTCCTCAACTTTTTTGATAAGTTTTACAGTAATGTCTTCTTTCCGTATCTTATTGATAATAACATCACTACTATATTTCATCTCGGTGATATTGTTGATCGAAGGAAGTTCATCAATTATGTGACTCTTCGAGAGTTTAAGCGAATTTTTGTTCAGCCATGTATTGATAAAAACATCAAACTTAATGTTATTGTTGGCAATCACGATATTCCATATCGTAATACCAATGAGGTCAATGCACTGAATGAACTGTTCGGTGATGAATATGATCTGATTGATATTTTTTCTGATGTAAAAGATGTAGAGTTCGGTGGTTGTGGTATTACCATGTTACCATGGATCAATAATGAAAACTATGCCGAATCCATGCAGTTCATCAAAAATACAAAATCACAAGTTCTCTTCGGTCATCTCGAGATCCGTGGATTTGAAATGTATCGTGGTATGAAAAATCCACATGGTATGGAGGCAGCTCTATTTGATAAATTTGATCTTGTCTGTTCTGGTCATTTTCATCACAAGTCACAGGGCGGCAATATCCACTATCTAGGTAATCCGTATGAGATGACCTGGAATGATTATAACGATCAGCGTGGATTTCATATCTTTGATTCTGAGAAAAGAGAGTTGACTTTTATTCAAAATCCGTATAGAATATTCCATAAGATTTGGTATGATGATACCGAAATGAAACTTGAGGAATTTATTGCCAGTTTTGATTTTGACTCG